CCGGATGATACGGTCGACCTTATGCTTGGTGCTGCTATCGGTCCTAATGGCCCCCGGGGTGTTGGCAATCTTAATCTCAAACTTGCACAAGACGTAGTCGCTTTTGCCAGTGGGGAATTTGCAAACAGTAATGACTGGGCAGCAACTGCGGGCCTGAAAATGAGGTGGTGATATGCGTAAAGGTGGCGGCAAGAAAAAAGACCCTCGATTAGCGCGAGCCGGAGTTAGCGGTTACAATAAGCCAAAGCGAACGCCGAATCACAATACCAAGACGCACGTCGTTGTTGCCAAAGAGGGTGATAAAGTTAAGCTTATACGATTTGGTCAAAAAGGAGCCAAGACTGCTGGTAAACCAAAGGCTGGTGAAAGTAAAACTATGAAAAAGAAACGAGCTAGTTTTAAAGCGCGTCATGCTAAGAACATAGCCAAGGGCAAAATGTCGGGAGCTTATTGGGCGAACAAGGTAAGATGGTGATGGCAGTAAAAAAGAAAAGTTCAAAGAAGAAATCAAAAAGCCGAGTCAATGAAGCGGGTAATTATACAAAGCCTGAAATGAGAAAGCGGATTTATCAAGCAATACTAAGAGGCAACAAAGGCGGACGGCCAGGACAATGGTCTGCACGTAAGGCACAGCTTCTGGCCTCTCGATACAAGAAAGCCGGTGGGGGATATACGTCGTGAAGAAGAAGGTTAAGAAGGTCGCAAAAGCGCTGCGAAAAGCTTCAAAGCTTCATGCTGCTCAAGCCAAGTCTCTTGAGAGTGTGATGAAGAAGAAAAAAGTTTCTCGCAAGAAAAAGAAATAGCGATGGCGGTTAGAAAAAAAAGAGCAACAAAAAAGAAACCGACCCAGAGAAGTCTTGACCGATGGTCTAGTCAGAATTGGCGCACACCGTCCGGCAAGAAGTCTTCTGAGACGGGCGAGGTTTACGCTCCAGCCGCTACAATACGCAAGCTTAAGAGCACGGCAGCAGGCCGCAAAAAACTAGCGGCGGCAAACAAAAAGAAAAGAGCAGCAACAAAGGCAGGTAAGCAACATGCACGACATGGCTTACACAAGGGGAAGAAACGATGAGCTTTCTGGTTGCAAACCTTCCTCTTGAGCCCGTCTACGTTCGCAACGAGTTTCTGTACAATTTCAAAAAAGGACACGGCGAGTTTACCAGGGGGTATTGGGTTAGCGTCAAAGCGCAAAAGCACCGGGCGTTGCTTTTTGAGACGTTGCTGGAGAACGGTGCCCTTTACGACAAGCTGCCCATCGAGGCATTTGTTCACGACAAAGAAGGCAACTTTCGTTTTAATCAAGGTGAGCTGGCGCTTTGGGATATGGATTCTTGGTACATTACGACAATTGTTAAAGATGCCTTGCGGCACCTTGATGCGAAAGTGCGGGTCGGCAACGAGCTAGTTAGCGGCACCTACGTCTGCACCGTTGACCAGGTTGATGCGAGTGGTGAACTAATGTCTACGTGTGCATCGATACCAAAAGAGCACAAGAGTCAGAACATTCTTGCTCTGGATAATGGACAGTTTTGCTCAATGCCCAACAATCGTATCTTGTGGACAGAGCCGAGCCTTACCAAGGTAGTGGGGCCGCCAGACTACGAAGCGTGCGAAGAAATTTATTTTAGCAACACAGGACTAAACTACTGCCACACAGACGCGTGGTTTTACGAGGGGAAGCCAGATGAAAAAACCAATGAAGCCGAAGCCGAAAAAAGTAATGCCAAAAAAGAAGAAGCCAAAAAAGAAGCCGAAGAAAATTAATTACTATGGGTAAAGTGGGGCAATACTTTTCGGCGTCAGAGTTTGCGTGTAACTGCTGCGGTAAAACAAACCCAGCTCAGTCGCTCGTAACTGTTCTTGATAGCGTTCGCAAACAGCTTGGCCCACTAAGAATCAACTCGTCTTACCGTTGCGAGGAGCATAATAAAGCGGTGGGTGGCGCGTCCAAGAGCTGGCATTTGCCAAGAGATGGGATCTGCTACGCCGCAGATGTTACTTATGTAGACGCGACTAAGAGGCATGGCGCGTACATGCTTCGTTTATATATCGAGCTTGAGAATGCAGCTCGCAGACTAGGTACTGGGTTCGGATTAGGGCTTTACGAGAATTTTACTCACTTCGATACTCGGGGCTCTTCGCCAGAAAAAGCAAAGGCCGCTAGGTGGTTCAAGTACAATTGGCCTCGTTAATTCTTTGAAGTAGAGCTCTGCCAACTTGATAAGCAACTGCCGGTACAACGGCATTGCCAAGGGCTTTTAGTCTAGCCACCCGTCCGGGAAACCCATTAGGTATGACTGGACAAAATCTGGGTTCAACATTCCCCCCATGACTTCCGGCAATTGAGGCGTATGTCCATTCTCCTTGCGCCCTTTCCCGCTCTTGAAGTCCCTCGCGCTCGGGGTTGGCAGAATCCCCTTCTTTGCCATCGTCCACAGACTGGGCTTGCCTGCCTGCTTGAACGTTGACCCGTCTGCTCGTGTCCCGTTTTGACTTGTCCCGTACTGGCTCGCGCTCGGGGTTGGCAGAATCATGCGCCCCTTCCCGCCGTCCTGTTTTGCCCAGTCCGTCAGGCTCGTCCCTGCGTTGGCTTTGCTGTTTGCCGTGTTCCGACTCCCGCTCGACTTCGCGTCTCCTGCTGTTGGGGTCGGTATTGTGGGCAATGATAAAAAGTCTATCGCGTCGATGGCACGCCCCGATGGATGCCGCGCTGATGCAATCCCATTCCGCATCGTACCCGCAAGAGGCCAAGTCTCCGAGTACGGTTCCGAGCCCCCGCCCAGTAAGAGCTGGGACGTTTTCCACGACGACGAATCGGGGTCGAATCTCGCGAATGACCCGGTACATTTCCCCCCAAAGGCCGGACCTCTCCCCAGCCAAACCGGCTCCGCTTCCCGCCAGGCTGATGTCTTGGCAGGGGAATCCTCCGCAGATGATGTCTGCATATTTGAGATTGTTAGCTCCAACTGTTTTGATGTCATCGAATCGCTCCG